TGGTGTTGATTTACATACTATAAAAACAAAAGGTATAGTTAAAACAAAAAGAGATATCAAAAAAATTTTACCAAAATCTATTATTGAAAAATATGGTAATTTAAATGTATGGACAAATTAAATATATATGTTATAGAAGACGTGTTAGGACATAATCTGACTAAGGAACAAAAAGAAGAAATTATAATGAAAAAAAATAAAACAGAAACTAAAGATTTAACTATATCTGAAATATCAAAGTTACCATCTTTAACTAAACAATATAAAGGTATGTTAACACACATACACAATTCTCTACCTGCAATTAAAAAAACATCATCTAATTTTTACAAATCACATTCTCAGTTTATGGGTGTAATGTTAGATGTTACTGCAATTACTCCAGTAAGATCTTTAAAACATACTCTAGCTGAAATAGATAGAACTAGACAAGCTCTTGAAGAAGCACATCTTAAAATGGCAGAGAACGATATTATGATTAGAAAAAGAGAAGTGCAATTAGAAAACCCAGATTTAAGTCCTTTGGAAAGAGAGCATATAGAACACAAGTTACTTAAACTAAAAGTTAATGGTGCTAATATTATGAATAGTGTTCAAGGTGCGATTAGAAAAATGTCTTTCTTTACTACTCAATATAATTCAATCCTAAAAAAATTAGGTAAAGAAGATATTACTGAAGAAGAGTATGAAAAAGAAGAAGTTAAATATCATATTATGACTTGTATGAAACAAGCCTTAAATGCTGCAAGAGCAAGAGGAGGTCAGATAGATGAAGGTAATTTGATTTATTTATTTGATATGGGTATTAATTCAGCGGTTGCTCAAAAAGAAATCTATGAATATCTTAAAAGAGAAAATGATATGATGGCTAATGGTGAAAACCCTAGCCATGAAATGACTATGCAATGGCTGGAGCACTGTGCTGAAATATTTAAAGAGGATTCTCAAAAATTTGCTGATAGAAGAGGTTTTCAATTACTAGACGAAAAATCATTGGCTACAGTCAATGAAGACAAGAAAAAAGAGGACTAGCAATACTTAAATACTTGTGGTATTTACAAAGCTTATATTATAATATAATCACAATTTAAGGAGAATAACCTATGGCATATAAAGCAGTAAAATATAAGCTAAATAGTGATGGCACTATTCCTTCATTTTTATACGGGGGAAACGATGGCTCTAATGGAAACTGGCCAAATAAAATAGATGGTCAAACAGGTCCACAAGATTCATGGATACTTGGAATCGCTGATGATGGTGCATCTTTACCAGCTGATCAAGCTGAAGAAATTACATCAAAAGCAAATTTGGTAACTTACCTAAACACTTATACAAGTGATTGGACACAACCTGATTCTAGTAATCCCAACAACGAAGTAGCTTTTGATCAAGACGCTAATGCAACTACTTTTTGGAATAAGTTAGACGCATTAAACGCGTAAGGATTTTAAATGGCTCAGTTCCCACGATTTGATAACGCGAAAGGTGTTTGGAAGCTAAGCGAAGTATACGAACAAGTATACAATGGCACTTGGCCGAACAATGGCGCCATAGGTGTATTTGGTGGTGGGGCAGTATTTCCTGGAACTAATACAGTTAATATCGAATCAGTTAATCTTACCTCACAAGGCAGTACAACTGTATTTGGAAATTTAAGTGTGGCTAGAAGATCATTAGGATCAACAAGTTCATTATCGAGAGGATTATTTGCTGGAGGTTATACACCCACATCTTCTAATGTTATAGATTATATAACATTTACCTCATTGGGAAGTGCAGCTGATTTTGGAAATTTAACAGAGGCTAGATATGGTATAGGTTCAGTTAATAGTTCTACAAGAAGTGTCTATGCAGGAAATGGAACAGGTAAAAATGTTATTGATTTTGTAACAACAGCCACCCTTGGTAACGCTACAGACTTTGGAGATTTATCTACACAAACAGGACAAGCTTTAGCTGGACTTTCTAGTAGCACTAGAGGTGTTTTTGGAGGTGCTCTTACTTTTTCACCTACTACAAACCATAATGAAATACAATTTATCACGACTGCAACTACTGGTAATACAAGTGATTTTGGAGATTTAACTGCAGCAAAAAGATCTGCACAGGGAACGTCCTCTTCAACAAGAGGTCTTTTCATGGGAGGTGTCACTCCATCAATTAGTAATGTTATAGAATCCATAACGATAGCAACATTAGGTAATGCAACAGACTTTGGGGATTTGGCTTCTTCTACCTATGAAGGAGGAGGGACTAGTAATTCTGTAAAAGGTTATTCTCTTGGTGGACTTACTTCTTCTGTTGCAAAAACATTTAAACAAGTCGTAACTATTTCAACAGCAGGTAATGCAACGGAGTTTGAAAGTCTTGGTGGTGTAGGAGGACAAGGTGCAGCAACAAGTAACGCGCATGGCGGTTTAACAGACGGGTATCAAGGAACAAGACCAGCTACATTTTTAGATAGTGGAGATCAAGGATTATATGGTGGTGGTTCACCTAGTTTAAGTAATATAGACTCAATAAAAATTTCTTCAGAAGGTAATGCAACAAGTTTTGGAGATTTAAGTGTAGGTAGGAGACAGTTCCAATCAATAGGTAATGAAGTTAATGGTGTTTGGTCTGGAGGTTATGGAACACCAGCAAATAGAAATATAATTGATTATGTTTTTCATAGAAGTTTGGGAAATGCTGCTGACTTCGGTGATTTAACAATCACAAGAGTTGCAGGTGCAGGAGCAAGTAATAGCACAAGAGGTATTTTTGCAGGAACAGAATCACCTGGAGTTGGTAATAGTATGGAGTATATTGAAATTGCTTCTAGAGGTAATGCTGCAGATTTTGGAGATCTAACAGAAAATATTACAAACAATACCGCAACAGCAAGTACAACTAGATTTGTAAGAATGGGAGGAAAAACTCCTACAGAAGTTAATACTATGGATTTTGTAACAATAGCATCAACTGGTAATGCAACAGATTTTGGTGATTTATTAGCTACTACTCAATTGTTAAGTTCAGTTTCTTCTTCAACAAGAGGTGTTGCTGGAGGTGGTTTAACAAACCCTGCAAATTTAAATACAATTCAATTTATAACAATAGCATCTACAGGTAACGCTACCGATTTTGGTGACTTAACTGTTGCAAGAAGAAGTCTTGGAACAGGTATGTCTAATTCAACAAGAGGTGTTTTTGCTGCTGGTACAGATCCTAGTAGCACTAATGTAATGGATTTTATCACAATAGCTTCAACAGGTAATGCAACAGATTTTGGTGATTTATCTAATTCAACAAATAATGGTGCAGGTAATTCAAACGGCCACGGAGGCTTGGATGGGTCTACGTTAACAACAACTACAGGAAGAGGATTCTACGTAGGAGGAAGTAATACAAACGTAATTCAATATATTGATATTGCTTCAACAGGAAACGCAGCTGATTGGGGTGATTTAAATGATAGTATGAATGGTTCAAAAGGAACAGGAGCAAGCACAACTAGAATGATTATTGGAGGAACATCTCCTAGCACGCCTGGAAATACAAATGAAATATTAGCTATTAATCTTCAAACTGAAGGAAACTCTTTTGATTTTGGTGATATGACTGTGAGTGCTGCAAATAGAGGAGGAGCTTCTAATAGTACAAGAACTTTATTTGCTGGAGGATATGTTTATGCGGGTTCACCTGCTCCTTCAGGTTCAACATCAAATGTAATTGATTTTATAACTATAAATTCACTTGGTAATGCAATAGATTTTGGAGATATAAGTGATAATGATGGTAATAATATTGCTGGTTTAGAATCAACAACAAGAGCAGTATTTGCAGCTGGAGCTACCAATCCTTCACCAGGAACTGCTACCAATGCAATAAGATATGTTGAAATCGCAACAACTGGAAACACATCAGATTTTGGAGATTTAACTGTTGCAAGAACTGGTGGTACAGCTTCAGGTAGTTCTTCAACAAGAGGTTTGTTTGCAGGTGGAAGTCCTACTTTAGATGTAATTGATTACATAACAATTGCATCAACGGGTAATGCTACAGACTTTGGTGATTTAACTGAAGGAGTTAGGGATACCTCTGGTGCTTCTAATAAAACTAGATTTGTTAGAGGAGGTGGCGCTAATCCTTCAACTTCAAATGTGATGGATTTTGTAACTATTGCTTCAACAGGTAATGCAACCGATTTTGGAGATCTTTTATCTGCTGTTAGAGGTTTAGGAGCAAAAGGTAATAATCACGGAGGTATTTCATAATGTCATTCCCAAGTAAAGATGGACCAAACTCATACATCTGGAAACTTAAAGATGTTTATAATGCAAGGCTAGGAGATAATTGGCCTGGTTCTGGTGGTAGTCTTGGACTATTTGCAGGAGGTATTGCCCCTACTCAAACAAATGTAATTGCTCAAATAAATATAAAATCTGCAGCTAATGCAACAGATTTTGGTGATTTAATAGGAAGTGCAAATAAAAGTCTAGGTTCAATGGGTTCTTCTTTTACAAGAGGGGTTTTTGCAGGAGGACACACAGATGGGTCTTACACAGCAGGTGTAAATGTTGTTCAATATGTTGAATTTGCAACTACAGGAAATGCTGCTGATTTTGGTGACAGCACATACAGCGCTGAACGAAGAGCAAGCTCTAGTGGTGGATCAGATTCTACTAGAGGAATATCGTACGGAGGATTTACTTTTCAACCTTCAGATGTGTTTTATAACATAATAGATTACATTACTTTTGCTTCTACAGGTAACTCGATAGATTTTGGAGATATGACTGTAAGTGCTTTAGGAAGAGCACAATGTGGGTCAAACATAAGAGGTGTTGCTGCAGGTGGTTTATCACCTGGAAGCACTTTTAGAAATACTATTGATTTTATAACTATTCAATCAACAGGAAATGCGACAGACTTTGGAGATCTTAATGTAAGTGTAACAGCTTTAGCGGGAGCAAGTAGCTCTACTAGAGGAACATTTGCAGGAGGTAATCCTGGTCTTTCTAACACTATAGATTTTATTACAATCGCATCTACTGGAGACGCAACAGATTTTGGTGATTTGACAATAGCAACCAGTGGTCTAACTGGAGTAAGTAATGGTTCAAGAGGTGTTTTTGGTGGTGGTACCACTCCAACTAGAGTTAATACCATACAATTTATTACAATTGACACTACAGGTGACGCAACAGATTTTGGTGATTTAACAGCGGCGACCAGTGGTTTAGCTGGATCAAGTAACGGTCATGGTGGCTTGCAATAATTATTAAATCTGTTATATATTCAACAGAATGATAAAGAAAGAATTACTACAATTATTTGCTACTCCTTTATTGATTACAAAATACGAAAACGATATTTATAAAGAATTAAAGTTTATTGAAAAACTTAAATACGAAGCAAATGGTAAGAATGGTAACTTTAGATCAACTGATTCTTATATATTTAAAAAGAAACAATTAAAAAAAGTAAAAGATTTTTGTAAAGAATCTATAAATATTTTTGCAAAACAAGTTTGGCAATCATCAGATAATTTAATGATTACACAGTCTTGGGCTAATAGAAATCCAAAAGGATCAATTCATCACGAACACTTACATCCAAACTCTATTATATCAGGTGTTATGTATTTTAGACTCGATAAACACTTACCACCTATTATGTTTTCTAAAACTCAATTTGAAATGTTAAAATTAAATTACGAAAAATATAATTCATTAAACAGTCAAACATTTTATTTACCTGCAGTTGCGGGTGAGTTAATATTATTTCCATCTTATTTAAGACACTCTGTGCCCATCAATACATCTGATGATGTAAGGGTCAGTATATCATTCAACACATTTGCAGATAATATAGGTTCAGAAAAAGATTTAACTGAACTTAATTTAAGGAAAATTTATGAAAGTCAATGATTACATATACAAGACTAATGTTGTTCCAAAACAAACTTGTAAAGATTTAATAAAACAAATTAACAAAAAAGAATGGCAAAAACATAAATGGTATGACAATGAAAATAATACTTTTCGTTCAGAAAATAAAAAAGAATTAGATGTTCAACCTATCAATCAAGAAACGCAAAACATAATGACACCTTATATAGTAAAATCATATACGGAATATAATAGTAAATTTTCTAATTTAAAAGACTCCAGATTAGACAATCTAGCTACAAAATTTTCTCCAGTTAGATTTAATAAATATAAAAAAGGCACATTGATGAGAAAACATTACGATCATATTCACTCTTTGTTTGATGGCAATCATAAAGGTATTCCAGTCATATCTTTTATAGGAATATTAAACGAAGACTATTCTGGAGGAGAATTAATAATAAATGGTAAAAAAATGGACTGTAAAACGGGCGACATCATTATATTTCCAAGTTGTTTTTTGTATCCTCATGAGGTAAAAGAGGTTAAAAAAGGCACCAGATATTCATTTGTAAGCTGGGGGTTTTAAGATATAATGAGGTCATATGCTACAAAAGATAGGTTTTCAACCAGGTATTAACAAACAAATCACAGAAACTGGAGCAGAGGGTCAATGGGTTGACTGTGATAATGTTAGATTTAGATATGGCACACCCGAAAAAATAGGTGGTTGGTCACAATTAGGGTCTGATAATCTTACAGGTGCAGGTCGTGGACTACATCACTTTGTAAACAGTTCAGCTAGAAAATATGCAATTATAGGAACAAATAGAATTTTGTACGCGTACTCTGGTGGTGCGTTTTATGACATACATCCTATTAAATCTACAACAACGCTTACAAGTGCATTCAGCACGACCAACGGATCAGCGATTGTAACTTTAACTTTTTCTGGTGCACATAATATAAGTGCTTCTGATATTATTTTATTAGATAATTTTTCTACAATTACAAATTCTAACTTTGGTGCTTCTGATTTTAATGATAAAAAATTTATGGTAACAAGTGTGCCAACGTCTACGACGTTAACTATCACAATGCCATCAAATGAGTCTGGTTCTGGTGCAACCACATCAGGTGGTATTAGAGTGCAACATTATTATCC